TTAAGATGTTCCTTCCTGTGTGTCGATGTGCGCGAGCACTGTTAGTGCCTCTGCGACGCTTTTGACTACCTTAACGATGCCTCCTGCTTCGCGTATTTCGCTGTGACGCAAACGCTGGATAGGGGTGGGCTCATTGCCGGGCATCTTCGTTTCAATGGCGAAGAACCGTCCCTTGTAGCACCCAGCGATATCGGGTAGGCCGGCCATCATAGTGGGTCCGCCGTGATTCTTCCACACGAATGCACCTTCAGCTCTCAGTGCATTCATGATCTGACGAGATAGTCGGGATTCAGGTTGCTTAGTCATTGGTCCTCCAACAGAAAACCCCCCGGTGAGAGGCGAGGAGGTACGCCTACGATCACCGGGGGGTCTTCTTTCCTTTGGCTGGTCAGGGCAACAAAGGAGCCGGCAACACCCGACACGTTGATAATCGCACGTCGGCGAAACTCAGTCAACCGACGGGATTAACGTCACAGATCGTCGATGTCCAGCTCGTCGTCATCGTCTTCTTCGACCTGACGACGCTTGGCCTTCTTGGCCGGGGCGGCCTTCTTCTTGGGCGGCGGAGGAGCGTCGTCCTCGTCGTCGTCCTCTTCGTCCTCCTCGTCGTCCTCCGGCTCGGGAACACGCTTCTTGGGAGCTGTCTTCTTGGAAGCCTTCTTCGGAGGCTCCGGCTCGTCGTCCTCGTCGTCGTCCTCCTCGTCCTCGTCGTCGTCCTCTTCAGGCTCCACGGGACGCTTGGAGGCCTTCTTCGCCGGCTTGCGCGGCGGCTCGTCCTCGTCGTCGTCCTCGTCGTCGTCCTCGACCTGACGGGACTTGGTGCTGCTGGCGTCGGCGTTCTCGTACGGGCCTCCCTCGCTCTTCGGCCACCAGTCCTGGATCTTGGACTTCACGCGGCCCTCGTACTCATCGTCCTCGAGCAGCACGCCGAAGACCTTGTTGAGCAGCGAGTTCGGATTGACCTTCGCGCGTCCCGTGGGTGTGGGTAGTCCGACTGCTGTGATCAGCGAGCGAAGCTTCCACAGCGACTTCTGATCGAGACCGCAGTAGAGCGGGTACGACGACCGCTTGTCGCCCTCGATCTGGACGGTGAAGATCAGCTGGAGGTTGTCGTTCTTGGACATTCCCTCCTCGACGGCGACCATGCGGGCGAGGTACTCGCCGGGCTTGCGATGACGGGTGTTGAACTGACCGCGGTCCTTGACTCCCGTGAAGTCGAGGGTACGGACCTTGGCGGTCGTGTCTGCCTTGGCCTTAGCCATTCTCTGTTACTCCTTGACGTAGTGCGCGCATTACGGACTTCACTGTTGGATTGGGCAGGAAGTCGGGAAGTTGATGCACGCTACGATAACCGGTTTCGTAGCGATCGTCCACACCAATCCACAGGCGTCGCTGCCGTGTTTCTGTGATTGTCTCGATCTTGCCTCCCCTTCTGACGTTGCGCTCGAATTCTCCACTGACGACGTACAGTCGGCCGCAGACGTCAACGATCTGTGTTATCGCAGCCCGTGCTCCCTTAGGGAGGTCCGGGACGATCTGATAGGTGGTGGCCTCGGCCTCGTCGTCGTCAATGTCGTCTACGGTTTCGACAGAGACCAGACGTTCCGGGCAAGTGATGATGAGTCCGATGTTGTGAAGGGCATGGAAGTTCTGCAGCATGCCCTTCACCATCTCGTTGGCGCGACCGTACGACTGGATCTGCACGGACTGAGGGATCTTCTCGAGGTCAACTTCCCCAGACCGTGTTCGCATCAGCCAATGGAGAAGCTGAGTGTAGATCTTGAAGAAGGAGTCAAACGCCACCCACTTGTACTCGTCAGTTCCCTTGACGAAGTGGTAGGCGTCGACTACGTCTGCCCACTCGTTCACCGGCCACACCGCAGGATTGAGGGCTTTCTCCTCCTTGGTTCCATCCTCGGGGTCAAGGATCAGAACGTCAGGTGCCGTTGCGCAGAATCTCGTCTTGCCTTTCTTGGGTCGGGCGAAGATGAGAATGCGTGGCATACGATCGTGTGTGGCCGGCCGGTGAATGCGAGCCCTGGCGATCGCGGCGTAGTCCTTGCGAGCCATTATTTCTGGCCCCTATGCTGGCAGTCGCAGCGCGTGTTGCCGGGGCACTCCTCGTGGTTACCCGACTTGCATTTCTCGCAAACGAAGCCCATCTCTTGCCTCCAAACGAAGATGGCGGACGTCGTGCTGCTGGTGTGGGTCAGCGAAACCTGAGAGCTCGAGGGTGGCAAGTCCTCAGGCTCCGCTGCCCCAACTAGCGTCTTCATGCGGAGGCTGGCTGACCCATCACGTCCGAGGGCGTGGCGAGTCGTTCTCCGGTGTTGGCCACCGCCAGAAGGCGACGGAACTCCTCGAGAGCGGCGACGTCCTCGGGGATGAGTTTCTGTCCTGGCTTGACCTTGACCAGAACGGTGCTGCCGTCCGACAGCGTTACGGGTTGGTATGTCATACGTCGATCATATCCAATCATGACGACAGGTCAACCTCCCTTTGATCGCGGTAGTACTCCAGCGGATCGCCTTGGACGAATTGCTGCCTACGGATCATCGTGGCATTTCCATCGAAGAGTTCTGTTTCACACAACCCACGGTAGGAGCACATCCAAGCGCAGGAGCGGTCGGGGGATCGCTCGACCATGTCGGGCTCGTCCCAGTCATACTCGTGCATCCGATCGCGCGTCTTCATTGCGACGGCGACCACACGAGCGATCATCTCGTCGTCTTTCTCCAGCGTGTCACGGCGGAAGAACATCGACGACTGTGGCTTGCCTGGCTCCCATCGATGCGCCTTGAGCAGCCGGAGCTGTTCGGCGTAGTCGGCAGGATCGAGGCCTAGTTCCTTGATACCACGAAGAAACGTCGGATAGTCGGTATCACCCATGCGCTTGCTCAGTCGTTCACGCGAGGTGCCCGCATACGCAAGCTGGGGTGTGGACGGAGGCTTCGTGCAGAGGTAGTTCCACATGAAGCCTCGGACAGGATACCCGTTCTCACGAGCGCACCAGATGTACAAAGGTGATGCCGCGTCGAGCAGGCGGAAGGTTGTGTCCGGTAAGGACTTGTGAGTCTTGTGGTCACCGATCCACATGCCGAACTCGTCGGTGTAGAGGATGTCGACTCGGCATCGATAGATATCCAGCCCGTCCTCTGAGTCAGGCCAAGGACACTCGAGGGTGACCTCTGTATCGATCACGTCCCACCCGTGATAGGGGTCTGACTTGTCGGCGCCATAGTGCCACAGGTAGGAACGCATGAGCTGAGCGAGTTCCGTCGGCAGATCGCCGAGGGCCTCCTTCTCCTCGTCAAAGAGCTCATCGTATTTGGCACACAGCTCTTTGTGCATGGCCCTCCACGATCGCCCGGCGTAGTACTCCTGCAGCAATGCGTGGAGCCAGGTGCCTCGCTGGAGAGGCTTGTCGCGCGCAGACATGAACCGCGGCTTAAGCCTTTCCGCGTACTTGTATTGAGTGGCCTTGGGACACCGCATCATCTGCTTCAGCATTGAATGGGTAGTTATTCTTCTCCCTTCGTCGAGGTACAGTGCTGGGCCTTTGAATGTCCTAGTCTTCGTCATCCCGAACAACCGCCTGGTACTTGTGGGAGTCGACTCGAGCATGGCGGGCTGTATCCATGCTCATTCCAGGGTTCTTTCCTACTGATCCACTCGATTGTGCTCGACCTCGAGCGCAATCACCCGGTCCTGCTTCTTGTGTTCACGGTCAGGAAGGTGTCGACTCATCGCTGATCCGGCAGTTCGACGCGGCGGCGTTGCGCGATGTTGCACACGACACAGCACCTCTCTTGCCACCATGGGCCGCTGGAACCGCCGGTGAAGACCCCCATGAGGCCAGCACTGTTCGCGCTGAATACCTCTCCCCAGACACTCCACTTGTGGCGGTGCCACCAAGGGATCGTCACCGGGATCTCCGGCGCGACAAGGATAGTGTCGGGTTCGAGGGCCTCCTCAGTACCAGGTCCTCCGTCAAGTGCTGCGGTTGTCATGATGCCTCCTTAAGTAATCGATCACTTGTTGTAGTAAATCGGGGTTGTCCTCGAACAATTCTAGCCCCCTATTGCATGTAAGACATAACCACCCGCGGTATTCTCCCTTTATCTAACCTCGGGCCGTAACACTACGAGGAAAGGGCTTCAGTGTTGTCCCGCAACCACAAGCGCAAAGCGGAGCGGCCACTAGCAATCACCTCCCCAGGTATTTCCTTTGACCCACCCCAGTGTTTCCCGGCTTTGATATCAACGACGATCGGAACAGTAAGCGTACACCCAAACAGTTCCTCGAGAGGCAAGTTCTCCATCGTCTCCTTGATAATGGGTATAGCCCGAGGTACGTCCCGGTCAGAGATTTCGTAATTAACCGCGTCGTGTACGGCGCAGATCGGATATGCCTCGATGCCTTCTGCTCGGAAACGTCGGGCGGTGTGAACGAGGGACAGCAACGCCATGTCTGAAGCCATTGCTTGGACAGGACTATTGATAGCTTGTCGTTCAGCTTCAGCTCGGACCTCTTCATTCATCGAGTCGACATCAGGCAAGTGTCGTACGCGACCCATCGGAGTCTCTACCCTCTTGTACTTACGGGCTAGCATACGTTGCCGACGGTGCCATGCCGGCAGGTCAGGGAACTGCTGGAAGAATGCCTCACGGAATGCGCGGGATTCTTCCTCGCTAATATGCAGCCCGTAGTTGAGGAATGCTGTCTGAATGAACTTCTCCCAGCCCATGCCATAGAGGAAGCCGAAGTTCACCGCCTTGGCCTTCTTGCGTTCCTCCGGCGTGACAAGCGAAGCCGGCTTGCCGGTCATCTGCATGGCCGTCGCCATGTGAATATCCTGGCCTGTCGCGTACAGATGGAGCATACGTCGCTCATTGGCGAGGAAGGCAGCGATCCTCAGTTCAATCTGCGAGTAGTCTGCCTCGACGAATGTCCAACCCGGCGCGGCGCCGAACACACCACGGACCAGCTTGTTACGCGGGACCTGTTGCAGGTTCACACCCTGCATCGAGTTGCGTGCCCGCGTGCCTGTGATCTTCTCCGGATCCTCTTTGCCAGACGACAGTCTACCCGTGACAGTACCCCACGGCTTGAAAGTGCTGTGAAGGCGACTGTCCTCGGTGAGCTGCGCACTGTACGGTGTGAAGAATGAGGTGTGGAACTTCTGCCACTGTACGCGCTCGAGGAGTAGTTTAGCGACAGGATCACCGCGTTCAGCCAACAGTTGGAATACACTCTCCGACATAGAGGGCCATCGGGTACCATCCTCTCTTAGCTTACCCCATGAGACAACGGGCCACTGTAGGTACTCGAACAACCACCAGCGCGCGAAGTTGGACGCGCCGAAGTTGACCTGTACCACGCCCTTCTTCTTGAACCTGTCTGGCACTTCGTCATCATGGGGGAGGTACTCGGACAACTCCTTCTCGATGCGCCCGAGCGTGTCCCGCACGATCGCCCAGTTCTCCTCGAGCACCTTACGGTCTACGTACACGCCGCGAGCCTCGACGCGCGTAAGTTCTCGCACAGCCGGCATCATGAGCTTGGTAAACAGACGTGCCAGTCTCGGCTGTTCCATCAGCTGCTCACGGAATAGCAGGTACAGACGCAGCGTGTGCCACGTGTCCAGCCCGTTGTAGTCGAGCACCTCGTCCAGCGGCGTCGTCAGCAGCTCCCGTGTCTCGATCGCCCACGGGTCTGCACCCAGCAGGTGTAGGGCCAACGACTTCAGGTCCTTGGGCCTGTTCTCCTCGAGCAGGGAGGTAGCAATGATCGTATCGAAGGTTGGCATTATCTTGACGCCGAAGTGCCGCATCCATCGCGTGTCGAACTTGGCGTTATGGGCCACACGCTTGGGCACCTTGCGCATGGCTCGACCAATGATGTTAAGGACTTCGATCCATTGGTCCCGCCACACTGACTCGGGATGGAACAGCGGCAACGTCCAGACGTGCGGCTCGCCGTTCGTGAGCAACGTGTACGACAGAGACACGATTGCGGCGCCTGAGAGGTGCTCAGAAGCGCCGACAGTTTCGATGTCGTACGAAACGACGTCAGCAACGCCTAAAGCGCGTACGGCGTCTCTGAGAGCGTCCTCCGTGTCGATCGTCGTCCACTGATCGTCGTACGGTAGATGCCAGGGATCATCGTTGGCGTCAACGCCGCGCGTGAGGTTGCCGAAGTATCGTATGTCTGCCTCGAAGCCGGCAGTCAGGCCTGGGTTCCTCGAGAGCATGGACGGGCTGATCGTTGGGAAAATGATGGTGTGGCCACGTACCTCGGTGCGTCCGCGGTACTTCATGATGCCCGACTTGCCCGTACAGGCAAAGAGAGCTTCCATACCAATCGAAAGCACGTAGTCCAGCTTCAGGAAGTCCAGCTCTGCTTCCAGATATGGACGGCACGCCTTCATTACAGACTTGGTGATCGAGCCATCTGCTGAGCACTTGATCGCCGACAGCCACATGACTTGGTCGGGATCGATGCCTGCACCCTTTAGCCATGCCCTGAGATTCTTGAGCATGTAGGACTTTGGGTTCAGGGGGAACGTCGTCACTACACCAATGCGTGCGCCTGTTGGACCATTGCCTGTGACGCAGATGTCTTTCTCATCAACGCCTTGGCACATCTTGCAAGCTGAACAGACGGCGTTCCTCACGGCCATCTGCAATCGCTTATTCATCAGCACTCCTCACGAGGTTAGTTCGGATATACCGGGCTGCCCTCTCGAGTAGCTCAGGATCATCAGCAAAGAAACCTAAGCCGCTGTTGCGGTTGTTGCACAGCATTCCCCTAAGCTCGCCAGTGGACCTTGCATCTTCGGCAAGTTCGCTTCATGCCCCCTGATAGCACGTCTCCACCCCGGCCTCTCGTAGCAACATCAATCCCAAATGGCTACGATACGCCATGGAATAAACCACACGAACTATTCCGGCGTTGATGATGAGCTTGGCACATTCGTAGCAGGGCTCGAGGGTTGAGTAGAGGATAGACTCTGCGAGTATGATGCCATGCCTTGCCGCGTAAGCGATCGCGTTAGCTTCCGCGTGTACGGCGACAGTGCAAGGCATCTCGGCGGCACAGGTGTCGTCATGATCACTGACCGTGTCACCGTACTTGTCTGTTGCCCCACAGTTGCAGGTGTGGTCACAGTGGGGCATGCCAGCAGGAGCACCGTTGTAGCCTGACACAAGGGGCCGAGATTGAACGGCTACGATCACACCTACCTTAGACCGTTCGCAGGTTGATCGACGAGCGACGACCTGAGCCATGCCCATTAGCATCTGGTCTCGTGTGATTCGGTCGTCAGCCATTAATCATCGCCTCCAGCTTTGACTTGTCGCCGACGAAGGCGTGTAGGCTAGAGATATACATAATCAGCTCACCAACACGAACGGGCGTCTTGGTTATATCCTCGTTGAGGCAGCTGGCCACGTACTGCATCAGGCGCGCTGTCATGTAGACATCGTTGGTGAAGTGTCGGTAGATGTCACAGGATCGCATGTAGTAGCGGCAGCTCAGCTCGTCGTCGCGTACCATGAAGTGGTAACCGATCGTACACGGCACACGTTTCCCGTGATGGACTCCCGTGTCCTCTGGGAACCACACTGGCAGGTATGCTTGCCGCGTAAGCCTTTCTCGCATCAACAGGTTCAGTAGGTCTTGTAGATCGCCGTAACGGAAACGGATTCCGGTTGGGATAGCTCCGGCTTCCCGAGGCCAGTATCGCTCGGGATAGGTGTGAGAGAACTGGCCTTGGTCGAGGTGTCGGTCGTTGAACTTCCCGTGAGGCCAGATCTCGTGCGACGGCGGCGGGTTCAGGGGTACCCCACCGATGCGCTCGAGGAAGTGACGCTCAGCCCACGGCAGGTCAGGCTGAAGCTGTTCCTGAAGCTGCCCCACAGAGGGAGGAACCTTCAGCCTCACCACTACATCCATCAGCTCGTATGTTGCGTGAGCGGGAGATGTGGATGTGTCGATTCGCTGCCAGCTGCCGGTGTGTATAGGATCTGTGTCCAACAGTAGCTGTACCAGACCTGCTCGGTATCGATGGAACTCAGTCTTCATCGGTACCCTCCTTGACCATGATGCCGCGCATGGCGACGGCGACCTGTGCGGCGTGCTGGACGACTGCATCCATGATGCGGCAGGCTTTGACATAGTCGCCAGCCTCTAGCGCATCGTGGACACTATCAAGGCCGGTGGCGTGCTCGACCCGCCACTCCTGATAGTTCTTCATGAGTCGAGCGTGTTGCTCAGTCTTAGCCATTGAGGGGTCTCCCGATCGGCGAGAAGTCGAGGGTGCTGGACCAGAGTTCCGGAAGCGGGTCGAACGGGCGGCCCCAGTAGGGGTGTAGTGTTCCTCCCGCGAACTGCGCCGCGTACTCGGGCCCGTAGATTTCCGTGTGAAACCTCTTGCGCATCCGTAGCGCCGACGCGAACTTCTCATCTCCGTAGAGTACTCCTTCGTCATCCAGGCGGGCCAAGCGACGATACCCGGTCAACGAACGATAGAAGCCCGGGCGGTCCTTGTGATCGTCGCGCTGTTGATAATGCGCTTCGAGTTTCGCCCGTGCGTACTCGTTTGTGAGGGCCCATGCCAGGGACCTGAAGCCATGCCACTGAGCGAGGTTGATGTTCCACACGAACTGGGTTTCTTCCATGCTGAAGCCCGTGATCGCGTTGCACATGCGGCCGAAGACATGAGCGACGGTTACGTCCATCATGGCCAGCATGCCGAAGTAGGTGGTTCGGCTGTTGAGCGTAACCGTCGGCCTTGGCGAGATCCGGTAGGTCATGTTCAGCATACAAGACCCCCACCGGCGCGCGGTGCGCGAGCCCGTCTTGCGCGACTCGACGAGGTTGGTGCTCAGCTCTGAGCCCGCCTGGTCGTAGTCGTCATCGTCCGGGTCCCACTCCTCGACTTGGTTCATGCGAACCGTGGCGATGCCGCGGGTCTTCTTCTTGCCGAGGTGCGCATCGACCATGCCCAATGCCCAGTCTAGCTGATCGGGATTGACGTACTCACGCACCATCTTACGCCAGCGCGTGGCCGGCTGGAATAACTCCGCGAAGTTGAAATCGTAGTCAAACGACTGGAGGCCGATCTGGACATTGGACATGCCCACTTCCGGCGAGCCGACCCAGTCGAAGTGCTCGCCGAGCCGACCGAACATCATCCGCCTGCACAGCTTGTTGTGCATGGTGATGGCGTCGGGGAACACGAAGCTATGCAGCACGAGAGGCCTTCCTTGGTGTGGAACTGACGTGACCCCTTGCCGGAGAACACTCCACGCCGGCGTCGTTGTAGTCGCGCTTGCAGACCTTGCACTTGGTCGATACGCCGTCGTACCGGTCCTTGATGCGCTGTAGGTTCTTGGCCAGCTTGGCCTTGTACCCGCGGAAAATGTCCATCGGCGTCATGTTCGCGGCCAGCATGAGGTTCAGCAGGAAGAAGAAGCAATCGATCAGCTCCGATCGGTACGCCTCTTCGTTGATGTGCTTGGACTTCGCCCACGATTTCCAGCCGACTTCCTTGGTCGACTCGTGGACTTCGTCGTTGAGCGCGTAGCTCATCTCAAGGATGTAGGCGATACGCCGGCGTAGCGTCATCTTCTCGAAGTCGTGGCCAAGACGCAGCTGATAGTTCCGCTGCATGTCGAGGATCTGGTTCAGCTTGTCACGAGCCACTGAGGCACTCCTGGATTCGGTAGTCATTGAGGTCCAGGAACTTGACGGCGCCGGCGAACAGTCCGTCTTCCTGAACCTCGCGGGGGTAGATGTTGAGGTTGTAGCGAATCGATGGTCCACCCCACGAGGCCATCGCGTTGCGGTACCAGTCGTAGATCTCCTCGATGTTCTCGACGACGCCGGGCATGTCACGCGACGGGTCGACTGCTGAGCGGCACTGCTCGAGGGTCGGAATGCACCAGATGACCATCGTCCGCTGATACAGCGCGAGCCGCTGTGTGGACAACCACGGGCTGTTGTCGGGCATCCCGAAGCGTGTGGTCGTGAAGCCGGGCTGGGGGTTGTGTCGAACGATGCGACCATAGATGGGTTCGCTGATGACAGGGTGACGGTCGTAGACGTTCACGGCCTCGAAGTGGTCCATCTTGGCGATGTCGTCAGTAACCCATGCAGCGAGGTTCCTGATAGGCCCACGGAGGCTTGTAGAGGCCTTTTCGTGCTGGGTCAGGGGGTACCTCGCCATGAGGGCCTCGATCAAGCGGGTCTTACCCCCGCCGTCGGGACCCTCGACGATTAGGTGTCTCATTCTTGCCTCCAAGCAGGATTGAACCTGGGTTACTGAGGATCATGCGCGAAACGTCAGTATCGTTCATGAGCGCGTTGTAGACCAAACTATCCACACTGCCAGGCACCTGTAGATACGTGAACGTAGTGGGATTCTTGCTGAGGGCGATACGATCACAGGCCTGTGTCCAGTCCACCCACGAGTGTGTGAGGCTGTACCAGATCATGTGGTTAGCTGTGGACAGGTCAATGCCCAACGAGCCCGCGGAGGGCTGCATGACAATGGCACCAGGTCCGTCAGTGTGTGTCCGAAAGGCACGGATGGCCCTGTCCGTGTCGCTCCTCGAGATCCCGCCCCGAATAGCCCACACGGGAATCTTGAGCTTCCGACACAGGGCCTCTATCGACGTCAGATCGTACTTGAACCTGGCTGCGATCACCACCTTTTCCTCACGCTCGAGGACCTCTTCCTCCAGGATCTCCTTCAGCGCGTCCAGCTTCTCATGGCTGATCACCTGAGGAATAGACACCAACTTCTTCTTGCCGTTGATCACCCGCTCCTCTTGCACGCCAACGAAACCGGATGTCATTTGCAATAAGCGCAGCGTGACTACCAAGGGAATGGACGCCTCCGCCACCTTGCCCGACTGAAGGAGCGTCACCATCTCCCCTGCCATCTCTTGGTAGTGCGCCGCCGTTGTTGGTGTGAGCATCACAGGGATGATTCGCTCTGAGCGCGGGGGCAGGTCAAAGCAGTCCTCTCGCCTGACCACCATGCCATCGGCGTGAATACCTTTCTGCAGGTCCCTCATGCCCTGGTCTCGAGCGCGCAACCACTGAGGGAACCCGTGCTTCTGCGTCCACACGCCGACGTGATTCTTGAACGCCTCGACCGTGGCACCCCACTTGGCGAATCGCCGAGGGTTGACCCATTGCCAGAGCATATAGATGTCATGCGCGCGATGGGCCTTCGTAATCGGCGTGCCCGTGAGCAAGAGACGGAACTCGAAGTCGTCGCGCATGGACACGATCATGTTAGCGGCCGAACCTGATGGGCTCTTTATCTTATGCCCCTCGTCAATGACTGCTGCAGCATAGTCATTGCCCAGCCAATCGCGGATAAGGCTTCTGTGCTTGAAACGCCCGGAAGCCTTGGAGCGACGACCTGATCTAGTCTTACGCCCAGGAGTACTAAAGGCCTCGAAGTTGGTAATGACGACCTGAAGGTCGTATGGACCCATCGTCTTTGGGAGCGGCCGCTTGCGCGCGTCTTTATCCCAGATGATCGTCTGTACCATAAGCGGACAGTGAGTATGGAACTCCTCAACCCACGTCCCAAGCACGCGGTTGGGCGCAATGACGAGAATCTTACGCACTCCCGCCTTGTGGTACAGGATAGACAAGCAGTCAATCGCTGTCTTAGTCTTTCCTGTTCGGGGCTCAAAGAGAAGCGCAGCACCCAGACCTTGACCCCATTGACGGAAGACAAATCTAATACCTTCCCTCTGGTGATGGTAGGGCTTCGTCTTGAACTTGTAGCGCATTACAGTTTACCCCTCTACCACCAATGAGTGATCACCGGGTCCTGAGTCACCGACCTGATCTCCTCTATCTTCAGCCTGACTAGTTCATGGAGCAGCGTGAAGCCTCCCCCATGGCCATCGTGTAGCGAGGGTGTGTGGGTCGCTTGTGGACAATCACGGCTTTCTCCCTAGTAGTCTCAAGCAGTTCTTACACTTCGGCAACGACGCTGCTTTATCGTACTCCTCTTGTGACCCCGTGCCAAACCACTCGCTGGAATTGATCACGCTTACACCACACCTAGCCACTCTGTCGTATGAAGCGACCAAGAAGTGTGTGCGCTCCCCCATGTACGTATAGCGCCAGATCTCGTCAAGCATACCCTCTTACCATAGCCTTCCTTATGCCGCAGTAGTAACAGCGGTATGGCTCGTCCTGTGTGAGAGTGGGCTGCAGCTTGAGGGCGTGGTGCCGGGCAGTGAAACTGCCGAAGTATGACGGGCGACGACACCGTGGGCACCACACGCCGTTATATCCTGCGCGTCTTACAGCGTCTCTGAGGCTGTCTGACGGTCGTATCAGTCGCCTCTTACTCACGATGCACACGTCCTGGTATCGCGAGGTATCTGCGATAGCCTTTTGTGCCACCGCCCACACCCGCTGATACTCCTCGTACTCTTTCATGCCCCATGTGCCGTCGTCACGGAGTACCCACAGTCGCCACGGGGTGCCCCAGTTCAAGTTCTCTGGCATCCGCGGGGTGCGGTCCATCATGGCCGCGAACCGTGGGATGGCCAATAGATCGTGAATGGTGGGTGGCAAATGACGCATGGGACCTCCTCTTGTTAACCCTGACGCATCACCGTATCACACACAGGACTCATGGCAAATTGATCTTGTGAGTCATTCGTGTGTTAAACTCTTGGAGAGCCGACATTTACAACATGAAATAGGGAGGCGGAGAATGGAGCAATACCTCGACATGTTCTTTGGTGACGAAGAAGGCTTCGTTGCTGTAGCTAGCAAAGGCGACACGTGGGAAGAATATCAGTTTGCCTGGCCACGTGGTCGAAATCGCCTGATACGCTGGGTTGAGCAGCGAGTGAACGAGGCCAACATCTTCATCTGTCCCGCCCTCAGGAGTGAGAAACGGCGGGTCAAAGGTGACGGCGTGAACCTGCGATGGCTGTGGGCGGATATTGACTGGGAGAAGGTCAAGAATAAGGCCGCGGTTATGCAGGCCCTTAAGACGCTGAGGCCTGCGCTTGTGCGCAGTGGCACTGGCAACAACTACCACGTCTACGTGAAGCTCGAGGAGGCTGTCTCGCTCGAGGAACACTATCGTCTTAATCAAGGGCTCCGTGACCTGCTAGAGGCCGACGCCAAACATCCTGACAACTCTCTGCTCCGCTTGCCCGGCACGTTCAACCGTAAGGGCCGCCCTGTCGAGGTGGTGTGGAAACGAGCGACAAGCCTTGTGTGGGGGACTCAAGAGCTGATCGATACCTTCCCGGCCATTCGAGACACTCGCGTGGTTCATGAGCGAGAAGTAGGTGATGGCACCTACGACCGCGTGTCGCTGGACAACTGCCCCAGCTATGCGCGTCGCGTCGGTAAGATGTCCACTGATGAAGCGATAGGTCGCTTTGGTACTCGTCATGGGGCCGTGTATCAGGTGACGATGAAGCTCATTAAGATGGGCCTCTCTCGGGATCAGATTCACACCGCGCTTGAGAACTTCGAGCCTGGCCTAGAAAAGCAGGATGAAGAACAGGGCTATGATCTACACAGGGACATTGACCGATGCATCGCGCGGCATCCTGTGCTTGACCCTGTGGATGACCTGCCTGTAGCCGCACCGGCGATAGAAGACAACATTCCTGAGGAAGAGTTTAACAGACTTAAGGCTCTTGAGGATGAAGAACGCCTGAACCTTGAGGCCGACAAGATCATCTGGCGTAAGCTCGCCGAGGCACGTGCACGACAGAAAATGGCACTGGCTGAGTTCACTCCTCCGCCTGAGCAAAGCACCGTGCTGTTCTCTGAGCGACTGATGGCCGAGCCTGACGAGATCGAATACCTGATCCACGGCGTTGCCCGCGTTGGGGACAATGTCTCTATTACCGGCCAGTACAAATCAGGAAAGACATTATTCGTCTGTAACCTCATCCGATCGTTGGCCTCTCAAACGCCATTCCTCGGCAGTATGGAAGTAGCCAGTATGGGAGCCTCGACCGTGGGCTTCTGGTCCCTCGAGATGACTCAGGCCGTGCTAGAAGACCGATATCTCAGGCCGCAGGGCATGGATGAGAACGAAGCCTCTAACCTGATCATCTGGCATGGGCGTGGGTATTCAATCCCGCTGATGAGCCAGGTCGGTAAGGACTGGGCCGTGCAATGGTTAAGGCAAGAGATGGTGTCTGTCTGGGTTATTGACAGCTTCGCCCGAATCTGCGGCATGGCTGGCGTGGAAGCCAACGATAATGACCAAGTGCTGGCGCTGCTTCGACAACTTGATGAGATCAAGCACGAGGCTGGGGTCTCTGAGATGTTCTTGATCGCTCACACCGGCCGTAGCGGCGAGGCACGAGACAGAGCACGTGGTGCTACAGTTTTTGACGACTGGGCCGACGCTCGGTGGGTCCTTGAGCGGGACGGAGATGTGCGATTCCTGAAGGTCGAGGGACGAGACGTAGAGCTTCCGAAGACGTCTTTGACGTACAATAGCGACACCAAGCACCTGGTGCTCGGGAGTGGCACTGATACAGCCGTGAGGGACTTCGGCGTCCAGCAGATCGTGGAGATTGTGGCGACTAATCCTGGGATCTCTAAGACCGCGTTGTGCGACAAGATCCACGAGAGACGTATCCGAGGGTACTCGCACCGTCAGACACAGAGCAAGTTGATTGATGAGGCAGAGGCTCTCGGATTCATCGCTGGTGTGGTCGAGCCGGGCACCCGAGGCCGTAAGATAGCGTATCGAGTGGTAGAAGATTCAGAAGCAATGACGATTGACTTCTCGCAGGTGAAGGAACGAATGTCCGCAGCAGGTCGGGGTCGTCGGCGTCGTTCTTAAGTGCGAATGTCACGCTTATTTGTGTATGTGTATGCACACTTCCTTAAACAGGAAGGGTGTGCATATCACTTACACAAAATCGCGTAGACATTTCGACAGCGGAACTGGATGAAGGGAAAAGTGGGTATGACGACCGACGACGAAGTAAGAACCCGGGAGATCGAGGATGCGAGGGCTGAGGGATATGCCGCTGGAGTAGCTGCCGGGTCTGCAATGGCTCGCGTGCGACTTAGTTGGTTGGCTGATGAGCTGCGTATGATGCCTGAAGTATGGGTGTCGGCCTATGGGGCTCTGGTTACCGGGGCTTTAAGGGACGGGATGGAGGGAAGGGGAGCTCCGGATAATGTCCTTGTGAAGCCTAAAGTGACCAGGGTCAGAACTAGGACGTCAGAGGTAGAGACCCGAGGTGTAGCCCCCCGTGGAAAACCCCCCATAGCCAAAGGTGGCGCAGAAGTACGCTCCGAACGTCTACTGTCGCTTAAAAGTCGGATCGATCGACGGCTCCGAACTTTAGCCCGTGAGATCAGAGACGAGCTAGAGAACCGCAAAGACCGTGGTGCCATCCGACGATGCACCCGGTGTAAGAAGTACGGAGAGGAGACGTGGAACTGGTGCCCATACGACGGTGCACCGATGCAGAGCGATGACCATCAATAAGGGCTCTCATTTCGCCGTAGAGACAGCCAGGTGTTAAATGCGTGTCATTTCATACAAGCACCGGTGCACGGGCGCCAGCGTGTCTCTGAGGGGCCTTAAACGAGCCTCTCAAAACGTTTGTCGTCGCGTCGTCGCACCGTTTGCGCTCGAGTCTCTCGGCAGGAGGTGTGGTACCCTATCGTCAAAGGTCAATCTACGTTCCGATCTTATGGAGTCAGCGCGCGCTAGCAGCTGCGCTAGCGTGAGTAAGGATTAGTTAGGCAGCCATTGAAATGGTTCACTCTACGGTAACCCCTAACTCACCGGGGCGCGCGCCATGCCGGCGCGCATTATGCGAGTGCGCCCCGACGCACGGCCGCTACATGCAGCCGCGATCGCGCATAATGCGCGGCTCGCATAATGCGCACCCCGGCGTGCCGGCGCGAGTAAGACCGTTTATCTACGTCAATTTGTAGATGTTATGTTCATTAAGAAGGAGGCAACTATGTCAAGAACACCAGAAGAGGTCGCCACTAACGACGCCATAGAGGCGGCGATCGAGGCGCACCGTCAAGCGTACAAGGCGGCTAATCCTGACGAATCCATAGGAACTCTCGTGGACTGGATTGTCGTCGCAGCTGAGATAGTTCCCGGCGACACACCCGACGATGACGAGACAGCCTACTCTATCATCATGCCCAGCGGTGGGATCCCCACGTACCGTGCCACCGGGCTACTCAGCATGGGGAAGCGCTACGTGATGTACGGAGCCGACGGTGACTAGATGCGCATCTGTCTTCAGGACAGCCAATATGCCGTACTACACGAGATGTTGTGTGGAACGAGAGGGTGCCACCATTCGCGCCGCTATGGAGCACGAACAAGTGAGAAGGAGGATCCGCGATGGCGAAGGGAAAGGGCGATCCGGGCTCTCAGGCGAAGGCGCCTGTGAAGTCTCCGGCGAGGCCAGGCCGGACGCTGAAGGGTGGAAAGACCAAGGCCTGGAAGGAGGGCAAGCCTCCAGAGGCACGGACGCCGAAGAAGAAGGTTCGTTCGGCTGAGCGAGTGCGCAAGGACGAAGAGATCCGCGCGTTCCGAGAGCGGCGTCGTGAGCAGCGTCTGGCGCAACTCGCTCAGGAGAAGGCGGATCGAGAGGCCGCGGAGGCAGAGCTCGCGTTGCAGCCGACACCGGTTGGTGTGGCCGTGAAGGTCAAGAGGGAGAGGAAGAAGTGAGCCTCGAGATAAAGAAGAAGCCGTGCAAACACTGTGGCCAGGACACAGTGATTACAGACGATGGGGTCTTCGCTCGTCATCGCCATCCGGCGCCTCGTGACAAAGGCCACTATGTCTTCAGTCGGGGACAGATGGTTCTTGGTCAATGGTGTCTGGGGTCAGGGGAAAAACCATGAGTGACCTTGCCCAAGAGGTCGAGGAACTCAAGCGCATGGCGCCAGACCTCGACTGGGCCGCATAGAGAAGGCTCTGATCGATGGTCTGCACAAGGTAGCCCCTGTGGGGCCTCCATCTATGGCGTAGAACACACGCCAGTCCCAGTGCAACTGGAAAGTGGTCAACGTGAAGAACGGCGTGGTCACCTGGCGCTGTTGGTGTGGTAAAAGACAGAGCCGGGTCTATGGCGTCCTGCCGCCCGCACTGCTGTTCAAGAGCAACTGGCCTTACGGCATCATTGGCTGTCCGCTCTGTGGTACCATCTACAACGCAGAGGACTATGGCACGAGGCAAACAGGAGGAGAGATGGCAAGTAAGACGTTCATCAATGAGCTGGGTCGTGAGATCACCATCGAGGTGGATCGCGGCGTCCTCGAGCATGACGGGCAGCAGCAAGGCCCGTTTTTTCGGTACCGAATGATTGGTCCCGATAGCGAGATCGAGAACACGGTCACTCTGATGGAGGCGACCGTTCTTGTGGAGCTCATCAATCAGGAGAGTTTCGGCGGCATCAGGATCGCGTGATGTGTCCTTGGTGTGGTGTGGTCTTTGCTGACCACCCTAGAATCAAGACTCGTGTCTGGGATGGCAAAGAGGAGTGTGCCTCTAAGCAGGCCTGTATGCATCGCAGGAAAGTAAAGCAGCGCGGAAACAGGGATCGATTCGGCAAGGTGTTGGGAACTAATCCTTGTGAGCTGATCCTGACTGGTGCGAGTAAGAAGGCTGGAGAGCCGGGTCTCAGGGTGCGCTGTTACTGCATGGCTCCCTTGGGCTCTAACAAGCACCACAGCTTCAAGTACGACACACTCGGAGATGTGCATTCGATAGCAGAAGCACGGGCTTTGTGGGACGCACACGTCGCTGAGAAGCGCAGGAAAAGCCAAGTGTTTGACTTAGACCTCCCTGAGGAGTAGCATTCATTGCCATGAACTGGTTTAAGCCCGACACCACCGCCAGCCTGCGCCTCACCGGTCGCGCTGCACTGGCCCGCATCCTCGCCGCGATTGACGCCGGGGCGCCCGAGCCGACCGCCATCGCCAACATCGACATGGGCGCCGACATCAGCTACCACCGCGGCCGACCCGGGCATGACTCGCTTGCCGAAGCGGCAGCCATGGTCCGCGCACTGGGCATCGCCGCCGAGCCTACCGCCTACCGGCACGAGGGCTACCACTCCATCATGTGGGAGTCCTGGGAGGGCGGCTGCCGGTGGGCGGTCACCGCGTTCGTCGACGGTGAGGCTCAGTCATGACCGCGCCCACCCGGGCAACAACGCTCCGCCCGCTGGACCTGAACGCGCTACGCCTCGGCAGTGGCAGCCACGACCAGCCCGACGAGTTCGACCCGACCGCAGGCCAGGCGTGTCTCCTGGAGGCAGCCGCGTGGATGGCAGGCGAACCGTGGTCCGACCACCCGCAGTGCGTCAGCCCCGTCCTCGGTGCGTTCGGCCGCGGCCTGAACGACGTCCTGCCCGACGACAAGCGGCAGCAGCTGCGCCCGCTGATCCCGTCGCTGATCGGAACGGCGGATGACGGCCTGGACGAGACCCGCTCGTACATGGCGTTGGACTGGCTGATCCGCACCTACACCCCGGCGTGGCTGGACCTTGCCGGGCTGACGGCTGAGGCGACGGCACTGCGGGATCTGCGTCGGATCGTGGACCTGGTCGCGGCGCAGCAGGCCGGGCCGGTGGTGCGCGATGCGCAGCAGAAGGCGGCGACGCTAGCGGAAGCCGCTGGGTACGCCGCTCGGGTCGCCGCTTTGGCCGCCGCTCGGGTCGCCGCTCAGGCCGCTGCTCGGGTCGCCGCTGAGGCCGTCGCTGAGGCCGTCGCTTGGGCCCTCGCTTGGGTCGCCGCTTTACCTGGACGCTGGGTCGCCGCTCGGGTCGCCCTCAAGCTCACGGTGGAGGCCCTCCAGGACTCCGCCATCGACCTGTTCGGCCAGATGATCCGGCCCGCCTGATCACCGGGTGACCGTCGCCCGGGTCCAAGACAGCAGCAACTGGGCCCCCGGGGCGATGTGCCCGCCCCGGGGCCGCGAGTCGTCGAGTCAGGACCGCCGCACCGCGTCGAGGCTCTGTGCCATTCACGATCACCGGTCCGCAGCAGATCATCCTGAACGTAGTCGTAGGCGGCTGGGGAGGGACGCCAGGAGACTGGGAAAGCCAATCGATGTGGGTAGATTGGGTTCGGGTTTCGTGAGTTGACACCAGAAGCCTTGTGCGACATGATGAATGGGCAATCGATACAACGACAAAGGGAAGTGATCTGATGGACAAGGACCACGAGAACGAACTCGTCGCCGAGGCGAACGCTGCTGAGGACGAGTTGCAGGACATGCTGGACGCCATGCCCACCGAAGGGACCGATGCCGAGGCCGCCCCGACCAGCGACGCCGCCGGCGAGTAGTCCCCACACGCAAGGCGACAGGCAAACCCCCTCACCTGATTCCCTTGCCCGATCAGCCCCGCAGAGGCCCTGAGCTTTGCGGGGCTGGTTGGTAGAAAACAGAGCTATGAAGTTTGCGCAAGTGTCGTCCAGGTGACACAATCGATGAATGATCAAGATATCACTCCTGATCAGCCTGGTTGTCACACTGCTGTGGGAAGGTTATCAGCAGTACGGTCTTTCAGGCCTGATCCAGAAGGAAAGTCGCGGTCGCCATTGCGCTCGAGGTCGTGGCCGCTTCTTTGGCCGAGAGAGGGCGCAGCACACCAACGGTACGCCGGTGTGGAGCACCATCACAGGAGCACAATGTCACATCTTGCCTTCGAGGTACTACTCCTCGTTGGCACCGTCCAAAAAGGGAATGGCTCACAATGCCGCTTGAGGTCTTCATGATCGGTCGTACGGAGTTCTACGACGACCAGGCCATCCGAAGCGAGGATGTGTGGGAGTCCGACAAGGACGGCACCGACGGCGCCCTGCTCGTGGAATTCGCTGGACGGGCTTGCTACCAGTCCTTCGACAAGGCGAATCCCCGGACCCGAAGTAACAAGGACTACCTCGGGCACATCGAGGAAGTCGGCCACTGGTCCGTGATGGAGCACGCGACGGTGACTTTCTACATCAAGGGGGTGTCTCGATCCCTGACACACGAACTGGTTCGGCACAGGCACCTGTCGCCTTCTCAGCTGTCGCAGCGGTTTGTGGTTCTCAATCCTGACGTGATGGTCCGGGACTTCGTGGTACCTCCGCTGTTCGAGCATTCCGAAGCCGCGTCTGACATCCTGCTGGATCTGTGGGATGCAGCAATCCAGGCCTACGAAAAGTTGCTCCCGATCGGCGAGCGTCGGGCTCAGGAACTGGGTCTGACTGGCACCCTAGCCAAGAAGCGGGCGCGGGAAGCTGCGCGGGCCGTACTCCCCAACATGACCCCTACAGCCATCGTGCTTACCGGCAACCATCGTGCCTGGCGGGACATGCTTCTTAAGCGTCTACAGCCGGAGGCAGACCTCGAGATCAGTCGCCTGGCTCAGGTCATCTTCGGCCAGCTGAGCGAGGCGGATCCGGCGTTGTACCAAGACCTTCAGGTGGTTCTGACCGACGAAGGGCCTTCGCTGAGAGCCATCCCGCCCTCTGGTGAATCGGTGGGCAGATGAAGAGGCCTCCTGGACGTCACAGGCACAATCACCCTGGCGACGACACACACGACACGCAACAATTGCTCTACGAGCCTCTGAGGGCCTCCTACCGGCGTTCTGGCGTGCTTGGTGTCAAGCGTGAGGACGTGTCTGTGCTATTCCTTGCACTTGGCTTGTTGCTCATCGGGCTTGTGGGCGATATGTTGATGCTTGAATACGTCCTGAGAGGAGGACTCTTCGTATGAGCTCGTCCACACGCAAGCAGAGGAGAAGTAATGGCTGAGGATGAAGTCCAGCCGATCGTTACGACGGAGGAGGTATCGAAGTTTCCCGATACCATCACCGTCAAGACGTCGCAGGTGGTGGCGTATCAGGAAGGGATGGAGAAGCGGATCCGAAATCAGGTGCAGGCCATCAACCGCCTGCTGGCCCGCATCGCCGAGCTGGAGCAAATCAACATCCGCGACGCTGACGAGATCGCTCGTCTGTCTCGTGCCGTCGCCGATGAGCAGGTGCTCTACCAGGAACAGAAGGCGTTGCTTGACCGAGCACGCGCAGAGCGAGATGAACTTCTGAACACCTTCTCCGGCATGATGGTCTGGCTCAAGGACCGCGGGGTCGAGCACACGCAGGAAGGGCTGGTGTGGACGACGACGGATCTGCCAAGGACAGACGTCGATGTTGAGTGGCATCGAGCAGACTTGGAAGTCCCGGACCCGGAGAACGAGGTTCGAGAAGCTGTTTCTGGGGTGCTACTCGTTGGGGAACAGCGTCCGGGCAAGCATCTCGCCGGCGAGTAGGACTGTGTAGCCCGTCTGACTCGAGTAAGCTGGAGTTTGACGTGTGATACACTGATATAGTTGGTTTCAGAGTCAGCGACAGGGGACGATCCTCTGTCGCTTTCTCTATGGCAAGGGAGTGGTTGAGCCATGGCCCTACTTAAGGACAGCCCGACCAGGAAGGGTGCCATAAGAAGCACTCGTCCTGAACAGATCCGTACTCGCATACGACGCGGGACTCAGGACGTCAAGTCCGCTATCCCCATGCTGGGCATGCCGGATATCGAGACCTGGTCATTCGCCGAGCTCTGCGCAGGGAAGCCCAAGGGGTACAGCAAGCAAGCTCCGCCGCCGTGGATTACCCCGGCGGTAGAAGAGGAGCTGGTGCGTCGCGTACGTATCGGCGCCTATGCCGAGCTGCGTAAGATCATGCCTACGGCCTTGAAGGCCCTGGCAAGGATCGCTGCGGACGATGACAACAGCCATCAGTTCCAGGCCATTAAGTTGATCCTGGAATACGTCATCGGTACGCCCGAGCGACGTGTGGCCGTGAGAGAGGCCACTGTTGGTGAGAAGCTTTTGGCCGACCTTATCGTCTTCGATGATGGGGACGAGATGTATACGGGTCGGATGATCGAGGGATCTGTAGTGGAGGAGGACGACGATGACCTCCCCGACTGATGAGGAGAAGTGCACCACATGTGGTCAGGCAAGGGCATGGCATCAGGAGAATAACTCTCACCATGCCTTCAATGGCAAGCTGGGGCAGACTCCTATGAGGCCTCAGGTCAAGGCCGCCCCTTGGCCGTTCGATCCTGTACTACGTCAGGCACTCATCGACAAGGGCATTCTGACACCTGAGGATCTTACGGTGGCAGAGGCTAAGATCCGAGCAATTTCGGGGGTGACACAGTGACACAGGTAGAGCCTCCCGTCGGTCCCGACTATGGCCTTGGGCCACGCATGAACCGGGACCTGATTGTGCCTTCGTTGTCTTCTCGCTCACTGGTAAGTGAGGAAAACTACCGTGACGGCACGGAGTTCGGTGGTGTGGGCGGGCTTATTCAGCCTACTCCACACGTGCCGACCGCGTCCGAACGTCTGGCGATGATCTATGCGATTGACCCGCTGGACGATGGTTCTCGCCCGGACTCTGTCGCACCGCCGGATCTGACTGGCGACTTCTGATGACTCGCCTACCTGCGGGAAGCTGAAGAGGGGCATCTACAAGTTCGGGTGGGTCTGCGATCAGGGTCTGGAGGTGCCGAATGACGGCGCAACCCCGCCTGAGGCGGATGCGTCTGTCTGAGTACTACGAGAAGGTGGGATACACACCGCACGAAGGACAGCGTGAGCTACATTACGTACGGTCCCGCTTTAAAGTAGTCAGCAACGGTCGTCGATGGGGTAAAACCATCTTCGGCGCCCGTGAGGCAGAGCCTCGAGCATTCCAGCCGTGCTGGATCACTGGAGAGGGTCAGATCGTGTGGATTGTTGGCCCGCAATACAGCGACGCGGAGAAGGAATTCCGAGTCGTGTACGACTCCCTACGTCGGCAAGGCTACGATAGGGACTCCATTAAGTTCCTCAACAACTCCACGACCGGCTCCATGCACATCAAGACGTCGTGGGGCTTCGAGCTGATCGGTAAGTCTGCCGCGCACCCGGAAACCCTTGTGGGTGAAGGACTTAACGGCGTGCTGATGGTGGAGGCGGGACGACACAAGAGGCGGACCTGGGGTCAGTACATCCGTCCTGCGTTGTCCGACAAGCGTGGATGGGCTCTGTTCACTGGGGTGCCTGAGGGTAAGTCGGAGCAATCACTTCTGTACTCACTCTATCAGCGCGGACAGTCGGACAAGTTCCCCGCCTGGCGAAGCTGGAAGCGACCCTCGTGGACTAACAACATCGTCTTTCCTGGGGGTCGAAACGATCCCGAGATCCTGGAGGCTGAGGCTGACCTGACCGCGGATGAGTTCGCTCGTCAGTACGGCGCAGAATTCACGGATAAGACGGGCGTCGTCATGCAGGAATACGACGATGAAATCCATCTGGCGGACCTGAAGTACGACCCGCTCTTACCGACCTACATGGCGGTGGACTACGGGTTCACAAACCCCTTCGTCGTCCTGTTCATTCAGGAAGACCCGTCCAATCAGCAGGTGCGTGTGCTACGAGAGCGTAGATTTACACGCCTAGACACACCTCAGGTCGCTGAAGACCTGTTGTTCCAAGATGGTCCGCTCATTCGCGCATGTCAGGCTCTGTATCCTGACCCTGCGGAGCCTGACGACACACAGATCCTCGAGCGAGTACTACGGATACCTGCTCACTACAACACAGGCGGCTCACTGAAGAATCGCCTTACGTTGATCCGTACCGCCCTGAAGGGACGACTGCCTAGCGGGGCGCCAAGGCTTGTCATTGATCGATCCTGCACGCAGCTGGCCTGGGAGATGCGTGAGGGGTACAAGTGGCCTGAGAGAAGGTCAGAGGTCACGTCGGATTCAGAGAACCCGATGGACAAAGACAACCACGGTGTTGAGGCCCTAGGCCGATTCTTCCGGGGTAAGTACCACGCACCTGCCGCAGAGGGCGGCTCGTTCCAGTCTATCGCTCGAGTAGGGTAGGAGATATGGCAGGAGAATTCACGCCCTACGCGACGGGGCGCGCACTGTTTGGCGCCAAGCCGGCACACGTCACTGATACTCTGGAACAGGAGCGACTGCAGAGCTACGAGCTCTACGAGAGGATGTACTGGAACGTCCCCGAGACGTACAAGGTCACCATGCGGGGTACGAACGCCAACCCTCTCTACATCCCTTCTGCGCGAACGATCGTGGATACGTCCAATCGCTACACGGCGCCAGACTTCGCCGTACAGCTGACGACACGCGGAGGAGGTGTGGATTCGGCAGATGTCATTGCCTGTCGCATGGCGCTTCAAGACCTCTTTGCCCGAGAGCGTTTCCGGGCTAAGTTCTTGGGTGCCAAGCGATACGCACAGATTCAGGGAGACTGGATCTGGCATCTGACGGCCGACCCGACGAAGCCTGTCGGTCAGCGGCTGTCCCTGGTGACTCTCGATCCCTCCATGTACTTCCCTCAGTTCGCTGAGGACAACCAGGACAAGCTGGTGGCAGTGATCCTGGCGGAGGTGGTCGTCGAGGGCAGTGACAACAAGGTCCATCGCGTGACCTACCGCAAGGTCCCGGGTTCAGGTGAGAACTTGGGCTCTGTCACTGTGGATGAGGGAATCTACGCCATCGATGCGTGGGAATCCCTCGACGCTCAGCCCGAGCGGGTCATCAAAGCAGTCACCACGCTGCCGCCGCCCATCACGGCCATCCCCGTGTACCACACCAAGAACTTCGAGGAGCCGGGCAACGTCTTCGGTTCCTCCGAACTGCGTGGGCTTGAGACAATCATGTCCGCGGTGAACCAGACGATGTCCGACGAAGAGCTCGCTCTCGCCCTCGCAGGCATTGGTACTTACGTCACGGACGCTCCACACCCTGTGGACCCTCGTACCAAACAGCAGGTCCCGTGGCGCATGGGCCCAGGCGTGGTTAACCACGTGCCGCTGGGACACAAGATGGATCGTATCCAGGGTGTGGGCAGTGTCGTTCCATATGGCGATCACTGGACGCGCCTGTGGGAGTCCCTGCAGTGGGCTTCTGCCTCGCCGGACATTGCCATTGGTAGTGTGGACGTGAAGATCGCCGAGTCCGGCATCGCGCTCGCGCTGCAGATGTCTCCCATTCTGGCCAAGTCAGCGGAGAAGGACGACCTGATCATCGCCACTCACGATCAGATGTTCTACGACATCATCAATCAGTGGTACCCGGCCTATGAGGAGACTACCTTCAACGAGGTGGCCTCTAAGTGCGTCGTCGGTGACAAGCTTCCAGTAGACCGCGCGGCTCGATTCAGAGAGCTAAACGACATGCTGGACCGGAAGGTCATCGACACGGAGTACTACCGTACGGAGGCGGCCAAGCTTGGCTATGTCTTCCCGCCGGACATGGGCACTCGTGTAGCGAATGATCCCGCCCTGAAGACCGTAGATCCTTTGGCCGATAGGGTGAATGCGGAGTTGGGCGATGACACAGCCGGCGCGTGATCCAACCTTCCGGGCCTACCTGAGCGTTCAGAGGAAGTATGACGCTCAACTGGTAGCTATGCTCGAGGGTGCGGCCAAAGACATTGAGCGAAAGCTGAGGGTCTTGCGTGTCACACCGGGCATCGGTGCGACGGTAAGAGCCTCTCAGCTGCGCGTGACGTTGGCCGCGATCCACGAGGAACTGGCTCACTTGTGGCGCGACGACGTGACACGTACCGTGATGACCGGCGGCAAGGCGGCCGCAAAGGCAGCTGAGAGCGCCGTAGAGACACTTTCGCGCGTCGTGTACGCATCACTGCCGGAGCGCGATGCTGAAGCGCTTACAAGGTCTCTGAGAGCGACAGGACGTGCTGGCATAGAGGCTGCGTATGCGAGAGTCCCTCGAGCCCTGTCAGAGGCGGTTTACCGTAACCAGGCTGTCTCAAGGGGTATCATCGATGGGCTGATCCGTAGCGGACTTACCAGAGGTCTGTCTGCGAAGGAGCTAGCTAGGGAGGTGTACCGATACGTCTCTCCTTCCACGCCGGGTGGGGCTAGTTACGCCGCGATGAGGCTTGCGCGGACTGAGATCAACAACGCCTTCCACCAGCAGCAGATCAAGGTTGCTGAGTCACCCGGCGTCCGGGGTGTGAAATGGAACCTGTCCGGCTCTCACCCTCGCCCGGATATCTGCAATCAGTACGCAGAACGTGACCATGCAGACTTGGGGAGAGGTGTTTACCGCGTCGGAGACGTTCCAGGTAAGCCACATCCTCACTGTTTCTGCTATCTCACGTATCTAACGCTCACACCGAAGCAGTTTGCAGACTCAGTTGCTGCAGGTGACTTCGATGATGAGCTCAGAAGACGACTCGGTCGTCTACCCAACACCGGCTGAGCCGGAGAAAGTGAGCACTGTGATGGGCCTGAGGCACATCAAGCCCGGTCTGACCGCTGCACGGAAGGCCGGAACGGGGATCTTCCACCCCACCCTTCGTCACCCTCTCACCGGCGAACCGCTCGAAGCGGTAGGTGTGGTCGGTGACGAGCCGTTGTGGCCGATCGTCGGCGGTGGCGAAGGCGACGACGACTCCGGCGGGGGAGGTGACGACGACGGAGACGACGGGGACGACGCGGATGGTGATGATGGCGACGGAGACGACGACGGGGACGACGACAAGGACCCCAAGGCCAAGATCAAGGCTTTGGAGGAGGAGAAGGATCGTCACTACAAGCGGCGGAAGAAGGCCGAGCGGGAGCTCGATGCTCTGAGGGCCGAGCTGGATGCCTTGAAGGCCAAGGTCAAGAAGGGCAAGAAGGCTACGGAGCCGGAAGACGACGAAGACGACGATGACGAAGAGTCGCCGGCTGATCGCCGCCGTCGTGAGGAGGACGAAGCTGAAAAGCGTCGTCTCAAGATCGAGAACGCCTTCCTCCGCACCAACACGATCGACTGGGTCAACCCGTCTCACGTCATGACGCTGCTTCTTGCGGATGACGATTACGAGGTTGAGTTTGACGATCGTGGTAACATCGATCGCAAGTCGCTGGTAGTTGAGCTCAAGCGATTTGCAAAGGCGAATCCGCATCTGGTGAAGCCCAAGCCTGCGAAGCAGGGCGACGCGGACGGGGACACCAGCACCGGGGACAACTCCGGTGGTTCGGCTTCGTCGATGAACGGTCAGCGCAAGGGCAAGGGGAAAACAGCGCAACCAACGCGCGAGCAGTTGGCCAAGCGATTCCCTGCACTCGGCGGACGCTGACACCTCTTCTCCCGATAGGGTCTGGGACCCCAAAGGAGTTCAAGAGTACCGCGAGATGGTAAGCATCCGTCAGGGACGGTGCGACATCTGTAGCGAACTCCCAAGTGACAATCGAGGGCCTAAGCTACACGTTGATCACGTTGAGGGAACTAAACGTGTCTGCGGGCTGCTATGCCTTCGATGTAATGTCGGAATCGGGATGCTGCGGCATGACAGGCGAATAATTGCCTCCGCACATCGTTACCTCAAGACGTAGAAAGAAGGTGTTTCCCATTTCAAGGTATGACAAGTACGACCCCCGCGTGGGTGGCTTCCGAGCCAAGCTCAACGCGGCGTGGAACTCGACCTCCGGCCCGACCGGCGTCACGGACCTTAACCGTGTTCTGGTCGTCGGCATCAATGGCTCGGGCCGTGTGGTCAAGGCCGCTGCTGCCGTCGACTGTGTCGGCGTCATCGTGCTCACCGGTCCGAAGGAGGCCGGCGACCCGGTCGACGTCATGACCGCCGGTGAGATCGTGGAGATCGACGGCGACGACTTCCAGGGCGGTGCTGCTCCGACGGCCGGTCAGAAGGTGTACTACGACGCCACCGCGTCGCGGCTCACCACGACCGCTCCCGCGGACGCCACCGTCGGCTTCTACGTCGGCCACATGGTCGAGGCCACTCGCCTCGTCGTGCGGTGCCAGAAGATCGGAGACGCGGCCTGATGAAGACGCAGCTCTGGACCCCGGGCATGGGCCCGGACCGCATCCTCGAAGCGCCGGTGGCGCTGCGCAGCAAGAAGGGCATGGTCCTCGCGGATCTGCTCGAGCTGGGCATCCTCCCGGGCATCGCCGGCGGTTCTGAACCGCTTCAGGGTTTCCACACCGCCGCGGACATCGTCACTCAGACGACCGACGGCCGGGACCTGAACATCATCTGGACCGAGTTCATGCAGCTGCTGAACGTGGTCAACAGCGAGCGTCAGGCTCTGCTGCGATTCCTGACCTTCCAGGTCTCGAACCCGCAGGAACTCGTGGCCCAGCAGGGCCAAGGTGTCGACTTCGAGGAAGCCTCGGAGTTCGGCGAGCCGGTCGCGTCGCGGGTGCAGCCCACGTACTTCAACATGGGCTACACGTTCAAGTGGTACGACCTCGCCAGCCGCTACACCTGGCAGTACCTCGCGGACGCTACCGCGGCGATGGTGGACTCGGTCGCCAACGCGGCGGTCGAGGCGTTCTATCGCCTGCAGTTGTTCGAAGTGCTCAAGACGGTGTTCAACAACAACAACCTGACCACGACGATCAACCAGAACAGCGTGCCCGTCTACAAGTTCTACAACGCCGATGGCACCGTGCCTCCACCGTACAAGAACAACACGTTCTTGGGCACCCACAACCACTACCGCACCACGGGCGCCGGCACTCTCGTCGCCGGTGACCTGGACGAGATGATCGCCGACTTCGAGAGCCACGGCTACTCGCAGGCGAACGGCTACCGCCAGGTCCTCATGGTGCACACGACCCAGGGCTCGGTGATTCGCGGGTTCCGGTCCGTCGCCAACGGCGGTACCGGCACCTACGACTTCATCCCGGCCCAGGGCCAGCCCGGCGTCATCCTCAACACCAACCAGCAGTTCTTCGGCCAGGGCCAGATCGCCAACACCTTGGCCGGCCTGAACGTGATCGGCACCTACGGGCCGCTGATCATCGTCCAGGACGACTGGCTGCCGACGACCCACATCTTCGGTTTCTGCACCGGAGGTTCCGAGTCGCTTGGCAACCCGGTCGGCTTCCGCGAGCACGCGAACGCGCAGCTCCGCGGTCTCCGACTCGTCAAGGGCAAGCAGGCCAACTACCCGCTGATCGACTCCTTCTGGGCGGTCGGCTTCGGTACCGGTATCCGGCACCGCGGCGCGGGCATGGTCATGGAGGTCACCGCGGATCCCTCGTACGACATCCCGAGCGTCTACGCCTGACCTTTCGTCAACTGAAGGGGCGGTCCTCATATAGAGGGGGACCGCCCTTTCTCTTGGATACCAAAGACACCTGGGGTGTCTTAGGAGAAAGCGAGACAAGAAATGCGGAACATCACGCGGGCGGATATTGAGAGTCGTCCGCTCACCGCGGAGGAGAAGGGCTGGCTGCGCCAGCGCGATCGTCACGCGGAGGTGGACCTCAACGAGGCCCTCCACGGCCGGCCCGTCATCGAGGGTGAAGACGAGATCGAGCGAGAGCTCGGCGTCGGCCCCTCGAGCACTCCTGCGGAGGGTGGTGTGGACGAGGGGGACGACTACGACAACTGGAAGAAGGCTGAGCTCCGTGAGGAGGGCGAAAGCCGGACTCCGCCGGTCGACTTCACCGGCTGCACCAGCCGGGCCGAGATGATCGCCGCCATGCGTGCCTGGGACGCTGCTCACCCCGAGGAGTAGCCCATGGCAACGTCGGAGCAGATCACTCAGTTCCGCCGGATGATTGGCGAGCTGACCGATGCGGAGCCATGGACCGACGCCTACATTTCGGCCCTGATCGATGCTTCGGCGTCCATGAATGCGGCTGCTTCTCAGGCTTGGCTTGAGAAGGCGGCGACCTACGCAGGCATGGTCGACATGGGAGAGAGCGGCTCAACCCGTCGACTGTCCCAGCTGAGAACAGGCGCGCTGGAGATGGCCAGCCACTACCGCAAGCTGGCCGAAGGCGAGGCTGCAGAAGGTGAGGAAGATCTCACCGGCTACAGCTACGTGGTGGAGATCGAGCGACCGTAATGTGCTGAGGGTAAGTGGCGAGAGAAGCACGAGTTTAAATGCCACTGTCGATCGTCCTTCAGAAAACTTCATCTTCTCGAGGACCACATACGACAGCTAGGCAGCCACTTCCACTGGCGAGTGAAGGGGTGAGAGCGTATTGACAACGCCTTTGGCTGTGAATCAGGCGATGACCGCCGCTTTCATCGCCGACAGTCCGACAGTCGTGATCCTGACTCCACAAGCAGTGGAGATTCAGGCGAACGGGGCCAGGAAGCTGGTTCCACAGAGTCCGAGGGCTGAGCAGACCTTCAAGCTTATCCCGATGACTTTCGATCAGCGGCCCACTCTGCTTGTCGATGGCGTGGAGAGGATCATCTCGTACACGCTACTCGGCACGCATGACTCCATCATGGAGGTGTGGGACACCTGGACAGGTGCAGACGGCACTACTTATCTGATCGTCGCCATGGCCGAGGGCTTCGGCTACGAAAAGAAGGGCCTGGTAGAGCGTCGTCTGCCGGTGGGGTAAGGTGGCTCGGGTCTTCTGGGACTTCGATAACTTGACTCCCCACTTGCAGAACTTCATGCCCGCTGTTGAAGCCGGCGTGGATCTTGCCTTCGATGCGGCGGTTCCCCGTGCTGAGTCATACATGCGGGAGAATGCGCCGTGGACGGATCGTACGGGAAACGCTCGGGCTGGCCTTCGTGCCCGGCATGAGAAAGAACCGTTCGTGGCTCATGAGCTGATCCTGTACCACACCATGCCGTATGGGATCTGGCTCGAGGTGCGCTGGTCTGGTCGTTACGCGATCATCGCTCCTACTTTGCAGACAATGGGACCTGAGGTAATGGCGATGGTCACTGCGTCTGTGGCGAGAGCCATTAAGCTGATGGGAGGCTAAGGTGCGTACCATTGTCCGGGCCGCAATACTGGCCGATGCTCAGCTTGTGTCACTCGGCGTCACCCCGGAGGCAACTCTAGCGGGGGATGTCGATACGCCGGTGGGTAGGCCCTTCTTGAATCTCAAGTGGGGATCCAACCTCCCGTCATTCCGTGAGCAGGTGACGATCCAGACTACCTTGGCGGTCTGGGTTCACGACACACCGGCTGACTATTCACGGATAGACCAGATCCTCGCCAGGCTGCGCACCGTTCTGCAGTCATTGGAGGGTGTGGTCGATGGCACGTCTGAGGTCCAGGTAATCACCTGGAACAACGATGGGCCGGACTTGCAAGACGACGGCCACCGAACGATCGTGAAGGTGGCAAACTTCTCTGTCGTGGGGAAGTTCTGATGGAAGCACTAGACCTTCGGTGCGACCATAAGAAACATGGGGAGCTCAAGGATGGGATCCTGTACGTCAAGTGCTCCTCGCGCTTCTGTAAGCACGAGCCGGGGGTCGTAGTGATCCATCGGTGGGATGTTCTCACAGGAGCACGTCGGGAAGACCAACGATTCCGGGATCCGTTCCCGGTAAGAAAAAAGGAGCAAGCGGCATGACCATGCCAATCTCTCTGCCTTTCGGTCTGCGGGATGTGAAGATCACCCCGTACACCGATGCGACAGCGACTGTGCTGGCCGCCTCGAGCATCGACCTCCCCAACTCGCGGACGTTCTCGTTCGCCGAGGCGGAGGAGTTCGAGGAGCTCCGCGGCGATGACTCCCTGGTGGCGACCCACGGCGCTGGCCCGGTCGTCAACTGGGAGCTGGAGGCCGGTGGCTACTCGTTCGAGGCCGTCGCCGCCATGTATGGTGGTGTGGTCTCGGAGCTGGTCGCCACGCCTGGTTCTCGCGTCAAGCGGTTCCGCAAGAAGCGGACCGACCAGCGTCCCTACTTCAAGGTCGAGGGCCAAGTCATCTCGGACTCCGGCGGTGACCTGCACTGCGTCATCTGGCGCTGCAAGGCCACGGACGACTTCAATGGCGAGTTCACCGACGGTCAGTTCTGGCTGACCGGCGCGGGCGGCCAGGGTCTCGCCTGTCTCATCCCGGGCGACGACTTCGACGTGGTCTACGACTTCATCCAGAACGAGGCTGTGACCGCCATCGCCTGACCGGCGACCCATCGTCCACATAGGACTGTCCTGAAAGGACTATGCACATGGCCGATCTCACGGCTCAGGTGCGCAAGCCGGGTCTCTCCGGGGAGGCGCCCAACCGCGTGGCGGTGTCGGCATCGGACGTCTTCGATGCTGCACCGGACGCGAGCTACATCCTCCACTACGTGAACGGCGCGACCACCACCGGTGCCGCGGTGTTCACTGTCGTGGACCCGACCACACCCATCCCTGAAGGATCGGCTGCGGTGCCGGGCTTCGCTGACGCGGAGATCTTCGACGGTACCCTCGACGCCGATGAGGAGCGGTACGTCAGGATCTCCAACACCAACCGTTTCCGTGACGCCAATGGCCAGATAACCCTCGAGCACACGGGGACCCTGACCACCGTCACTCTCGCCATCCTCGGCCCTTACCCGGCTGGCGGCTGATCTCTTCTTGACAAGGAGCACAAGGATGCCACCCAAGACCAAGAACTACACGCTCGGTACCAAAGCCGCTGCAAGTCACCTGATCGACCTGGAGCTACCTTCGGGCGCCACCTGCCAGGCACGGCGTCCGGGGGTCCAGGGCTTCATCGCCGCGGGCGTGCTGGACAACTTCGACCAGCTCACCTCGCTTGTGCAGACGGAGCACATCAACAAGAACCGTCCTCAGGGTATGGCTCGTGCGGCCAAGGTTTCTGAGGAACAGACTCAGGCTGCCGCGGGACAGCTTATGGCTGACCCGGAGAAGCTAGCCACGAGCCTCCAGATGATCGACCGCCTGGTGGCCTACGCGATCACACAACCGCCGGTGTGGGTCGACTACCAGCTCACCAACGAGAGCGATGACGACTGGGCCAAGCGGCAGAAAGAGGAAGGCGACCGCCTGGCAGTGCGTGTGATCGAGCTCGAGGATAAGCTCTTCATCATGCAGTGGGCGGTCGGGGGTTCCGCCGATCTCGAGACCTTTCGTAAGGAGTTCTCAGGCATGCTGGGTGGCATGGCAACAGTCCAAGACCTTTCACTGCCGGCCGAGTGAGCTCCTTCACATCGAGGACGAACTAACCGCCTATTACTTTGATCGGGCGGTGTTTACCTTCGGCAAGGCTGTCGAGGCCGAGCTGGAACGTGTCAGTCAGCAGGGCAAGGGAAAGAGCAAACGGACCCAGGCCCAAATCAACATGGCAAGACAGCAAGTACTCAACCGTTGGGTTGGCGGTCCTCGACAGTTCAGGGATCCCGCCGGCATGGGGAGACCTGGTGTAGAGATACCGACCAGGACGGTGGTCCCGCCGCCGGCGCGTTGAGAGTGCGCGTGCATGTCGTGACATACGCGCACGACCTGAAAGTCGCTGTACGGACGTTCTATAGGCCTCAAATGAGCCCCCAGGAGGTGACTTGTCAACATGGCCGATTACACCCTGGGGACCGCTCAAGGGACGGTTAAGCTCGTCTATGACGGTAAGGGCGTCACTCAAGCAAACAAGGCTGTAGAGCAATTCTCCCGGGATGCAAACGGTCGACTCCGAGATGCCCGTGGTCGTTTCGTCGCCATGGGCGACTCTATCGATGGAGTCGGCAGCAGCCTTGACAGGGCTGCTCACCATTCAGCGAACTTTTCTCAGGTAGCTCAGACTACAGGAATTGCAGCCACGGCGTTGGCGGCGGGCATCGGGCTCGCCGTCAACGCTGCCATTGACTTCGAGAAGCGGATCTCCGCTATCGGAGCCGTGTCTGGTGCATCAGCAGAGCAGATGGAGGTCCTTCGTCAGAAGGCCCTTCAGCTCGGCGCAGACACCTCGTTCTCTGCCTCTGAGGCTGCCCTTGCCATGGAAGAGCTGGTTAAGGCCGGCCTCTCCGTGGAAGATGTGATGAACGGCGCTGCGGATGCTACCGTGGCTCTTGCTGCGGCGGGTGAGGTGTCCCTCCCTGAGGCGGCTGCCATCGCGTCCAACGCGATGAATCAGTTCCAGCTGGCGGCCCAGGACCTCCCGCATATCGCGGACCTGATTGCTGGTGCTGCTAACGCTTCGGCCATCGATGTCGGGGAGTTCGGCTTCGCGCTTAGTCAGGCAGGTGCCGTCGCCAACCTCGTGGGTGTGAACTTCGACGACCTCGCTGTTGCCATTGCCCTCATGGGTAACCAGGGCATCAAGGGTAGTGACGCAGGTACATCTCTGAAGACGATGCTGCAGAACTTGCAGCCGACGACGGAGCGTCAGATCACCCTGATGAAGGAGCTGGGCATCCTTACTGAGGACGGCACTAACCAGTTCTTCAATCAGCGAGGAGAGCTGAAGTCTCTGGCTGAGGTCGCCGAGATTCTGAATGGCGCGTTGGACGGGATGACCGACGCCCAGAAGACTATGGCGTTGGAAACCATCTTCGGTGCGGACGCCATTCGCGCGGCTGCAGTGATCGCGGGGGAAGGTGCCGAAGGCTTCCAGGCCATGGCCGACGCCATAGGCAATGTCTCTGCTCAGGAAGTCGCCGCAGCTCGCCTTAACAACGTGGCGGGTGCTATTGAGCAGCTGAAGGGCTCCGTGGAGACGGCGGCCATTCAGTTAGGCACAGCTCTGCTGCCGGTGATTCGCAAGGTAACCGAGATCATCAGTGAGCTGGTGAACCGATTCTCTGCGCTGGATCCTAAGTGGCAGAGGCTGATTGCCTTTGGCGCGGTAGCTGTTACGGCCATGCTAGGCGTCGTCGCTGCTATCGCCGCTGTCGGCGCTGCTGTGGCTGGTGTGGTCGCATCCATTGCAGCTTTGAAGATCGCGGCCATCATCGCGGGTGTGGTCGCAGCCATTGTGGCTATCGCTGTGGCGATCAAGCTGGCTTATGACCGTAGCCAGGAGTTCCGGGATCTGATTGGAGCTATCGGGGAGTACTTCAAGCGTGTCTTCGGCCTGATAATGGCCGTGGTCACACCGGTAGTTAACTTCATCAAGGATGACCTGATCCCCGCGGTTCGCGAGATCGCGCAGAACTTGGCGAACAATCTGGCTCCGGCCTTCCGGGCCATCGGCGACTTCATGCAGCAGCGGGTAATTCCCGCGGTTGACAAGATGCGCGACGCGATCTCTAAGGTCATGCCATACATCATCAGTTGGTGGAAGATCTTGCTGAACGTAGCCAAGGTCATCATCAACGTGTTGGGCAAAGCCCTGGGATTCATCATCCCGATCTTGCTCAATGTTCTCGGTCCGGTCTTCTCCTTCATCATCGATGCCATAGCTGGTGTCATCAGCTTTATCCCGAAGCTGATTGAGGGATTTAAGGACTTCATCGAGATCCTGAAGACCATTGGCAAGTGGGTAGCAATCGCGGTCATTGCGCCGTTCTACGCTATCTACGTCGCTGGCAAATGGGTCTTCGAGCAGATCTGGAAGGTCGTAAAGGTCTTCATCGATGCCTTCCTAGCCGTATGGAACTTCCTGTGGCCGGTGACAAAGGCGGTCTTTGACCTGATCGTCGATATCATCTCCTTGGCCTTTTCCATCATCAGTGGGATCTTCCAGCTGTGGTGGACGGGCATGAAGGCTCTGTGGGACTTCGTCTGGACCTACCTCATCCAGCCTGTGGTCCTAGCCTTTACGGCCATTTGGAACTTCCTGCAAGCAGCGTGGGATGTCATCCTGGGCATTCTACGTGGTGCGTGGGATATCATCGTCGGCATCTGGGACAAGATCTACGAGTGGGTGGTAACGCCCATCGTTAACGCCTTCAATGCTGTGAAGGACTGGATCTCACAGCGGATGGAGGAAGTTAAGAACTTCATCTCAGGCGTGTGGGATGCGATCGTTGGCTTCTTCACCAGCGCTCGAGACCGTATCGTTGGGATCATCAACAACTTTACGGAGTTCGTTACCAAGATTCGTGAGAAGTTCCAGCAGGCCAAGGACGCAGCAATCCAGAAGCTTCAGGAACTTATCACGTGGGTTAAGGAGCTTCCGGGTAGGATCTTGTCTGCCCTCGGCGATCTTGGTTCGTATCTGTTCGAGTCCGGCAAGGCCTTGATCCAGGGCTTCTGGGATGGCATGAAGCGGATCTGGGACAACATGGTCGGCTGGGTCGAAGATGGTCTGTCCGGGCTTCGTGACCTGTGGCCATTCTCTCCTGCGAAGCGTGGTCCTTTCTCGGGCAAGGGCTGGGTTCTCTACTCTGGCCGAGCCATCATGGAGGGCTTCGCTGAGGGCATGTCAGACCGTGCAGGTGTGGTCAATGACACGGCTCAGCGATCGTTGACTGATATTGCGGCCCTTCTGCCGACGGACCACTCCGCTGCTGTTACTGCCGGACAGATGTTCGCGTCTGGCGTATCAACAGCTGCGGGTGGAGGTGGTACGATTACCACTACATCTACCTACGGCGATGTCCACATCCACGTTAGGCTCGAGGATCTGGAGTCGGTTAAGGACCTGGAAGAGCTGTGGGAGTGGATTGACAACTTGCGCAACAATAGTCGGAGGAGTCTGGAGGTGACCACGGCGTGACATTGGTCTTTGGTAACTCACGGTTCGGTGGCACGTCAGGGTCGGATGGCCACCGTGTTCTCGTGAACTACACAGTTGTCGGGCAGAGTATCGCCGGGAACTACACCGACATTTACTGGCAGTATGGTGTTGACTACGGCGATCCGAACTGGTGGAACAACATCTCCAACCGTTCCGTGGCGTGGTCCGTTGCTACAGGTGCAAGTGTGTCGGGCGTTGGAGGTTTCGGAACCGGAACCTCCTCCGCTCCCACCATCAACACATCGGATCCCGGTTATGGTGGACAGATCCACTACTTCTGGGATGGCACGGTCCGCATCTTTCACAACAGCAACGGCCAAGGAACTATCCGCCTCAACGCGGCTATGTCCTTCAGCTCCGGGCTATACACCTCCAACATCACTAACCACGACATCGTTCTGCCCAACATCATTCGCCCCCCTACAGCGCCGGGGACTCCGACTGCTACCAGGGTCAACGACGGACAGATCAACCTCAGCTGGACCAACAACTCCGGGACGTTCACCGCCTACTCGAACGTTAAGGTGTACCGCAGTACGGATGGTGCGGGGTTCGCACTCATCGCAACGCTTGGCGTGGTTACGACCTACAGCGATAACACCACCAGCGCGAACCACAAGTATACGTACAAGGTGGAGGCGATAAATGCCGCCGGTTCGGCGCAGTCCGGTGTCTCCAGCGCGGTCTGGACGACCCCAGGCGCTCCAACCGCGCTGTCGGCTACTAAGCTGGCTGGCGGCAACATCCGTGTGGCGTGGACCAACAACGTTAACTACACCGAGTACCAAACTGACATCTACGAGAGCCAAGACGGAGGCGCATACGCCTACGTCAATTCGATGACGGCTGGCGCTACAACTTGGGATCATGTCTCTCCCAACCCGGCCGTTACACATCGATACAAAGCTCTGACTAACAAGTTGGACTCCTCGCTGTTCTCGGCGTTCTCCAATGAATCGGCCCTCATCACTCTGCTGTCTACGGCCGCAGCACCAACGGGGTTAAGTCCTTCGGGCTCTACCTTGGATGCTACCGAGGATATTGTCTTCACGTGGACTCACAACCCCACTGACTCTACGCCTCAGAGCAAGTATCAGTTGCAGTACAAGGTGGGCGCAGGTGAATACACGACCGTCGGTCCAACAGATAGCACCGTGTCTTCGTTCACACTGCCTGCGGCAACGTTGGCCAATGGCAACACCATCACTTGGCGTGTAGCCACAGCCGGTGAGAACGGCACCATCGGTGCGTACTCGGCAGAGTCGTCTTTCACGACTCAGGATCGTCCGACGTCTGTTATCTCGGTGCCGGCGGGGTCTACCCATACTCAGTCAACCCTGACGGCCGAGTGGACGTACTTCCAGGCTCAGTCGTCGGCTCAGACGGCCTGGCATGCGTTTCTGTATCTGAAGGGAGCATTGCCCGACTTCAGTGATGCCACTCTGGTTGGTGAGGAGGCAGGGTCAGGAACAACTAACCAAGTTACCTTCAGTACTACGCTGCTGGATGGTGAGACGTATGGCGTTCGTGTGTACGTCACGTCAGCGTCAGGACTCGAGTCGATCGATGCTGGTACGGACCTTCAAGAGTTTACGGTCACCTACCTACCCCCAGCAAATGTAACGCTTACCGCGTCGTATGACTCTGACCTGGGTCAGATGATTATCACCATCACTGGTTCTTCGGCTGAGGGAGGCATCACGGAGCCGATCGATACGGTGGATCTACAGCGTCAGATTGACGGCGGGGAATGGGTAACTTGGGCTACCGGGATCGTTCTGTCCGTCGATACGCTAACAGCCATTCTCGTAGACACCATGCCGACAGTAAACGGGGTCAATAACTACCGAGCTATCGTTCGGTCAGCTGTTCCTTCAAGTGCGATCAGCGATGAGGTCTCTAATGAGACATCAGAACGACGCTGGGGTTTCTTGAGTAGTTTTGCCGGGAACTTTGCCGATACGCTCAGGATGAGGGCTCGTTTAGCGGGGCGGTCAACAACCGGAAGAAACAAGTCCGTTAACCACTTCGCCGGGCGAGAAAAGCCTGTCGAGTTGTCAGGAGAGGAGACAAGCAGACAGTACGAAGTAGTCGCTACCCTGTACGGGTCTTCGTCCACACCACAAGAGCTTGAGGACATGGGCGAGACGACCGGTATCGTTCTGTGGCGAGACTACACCGGGCGAAGGATGTTCGCCAGCATTAGCCCAGTGTCGGTGAACTATAACACCGACTCTGTTCTATTCCCTGTCGCGTTCACTTTGACGCGAGTGGACTACGACGAAAACGTGGGAGGATGAGCCATGGCTCTTAACAGTGCAGGGCTGGATGCCTTGCTCAACGACGGCAACGAGGCCGTGTTCTATGCGGCAATCGGCGATGGTCCGTTGACCGGCGACCAGACGTCGACAGGCCGGATCCAGCTGACCCTCGGCGCACCCTCCGGTGGTGTGATCACAGTCACCAACGTCCCGCTTGCCTTCACTGGAACGCCGGCTGCGGGTGCTACTCACGTACTGTTCTACAGTGCGTCGGTGGCCGGTACGTTCTACGGCTTTGAGTCATTGACCGGAGATCAGGCCTTTAACGGTGAGGGAGCTTATGAGATCACTGCTCTCACGATCACTGCTACTGGCACCTGATTGGGGTTAAGCCGTGGTGATGCCAACCTTCGGCGCGGCCGGCGCGGACCTCGAAGGGAGTTCGTCGAGCGTCAATGTGGCCGTGCCGTCCGGCGTGGTCGCCGGATCCTACGTTACCGTCATCATCTTTGTCGATGGCGCGGCACAGGTCACCGGCGTCCCCACCGGCTTCACGCTGGCGCCAGGGGCGCCGGTCAACGTCAACCAGGGCGGCCCCGGCGCCCATCGGCTGTACGTGTACGGCAAGCGCGCCACCGGCAACGACACGGGAACCTACAACTTCACGCTGTCGGCCAACGTGTTCCGCAAAGCCGTTGCGGTCCGCTGGGATGGTGTGATCTCGACCGGAGTCCCGTGGGACCCCGGATCGGAGCCGTTCAATGTATCGACGGCTCAGTCGGGCAACACCAACGTCAGCACGTCGCCCGCGGTGTCGATCACGACGAGCGTCGCGGACACGCTGCTGATCTGGGTCGCGTCCAACTGGCTCGGTGGCGCCTGGACCCCACCGACCGGGTTCACCGAGCGCTGGGACACCGGCGAACGGGCGGCCACGCTCGCTGATATGGGTAAAGCCTCAGCAGGTGCTACTGGTACGGTTCAAGGGTCATGCGCAGCTAGTGACAAGCAGGGAGCATGGCTCGGCGCCCTAATGGGTGAAGGGGAGGGAGTACAGCCTTCCGAAGGTAGTGCGGCGCTTGACGTTACCGTAGAAGTAGCCGCTACGGGTCGTGCTGCGGCTCAAGGTAGTGCAGGTGTTACCCTTGATGTCTCGCTTACCGTGAGCGGCAGGGCAGCTGCTCAGGGGTCTGCAGACGTCACGCTGAGTGTGGATGTTTCTGCGACAGGTAGTGACCTCGAGCAGGAAGGCGGTTCAGCAGCTGTCACGTTAGACGTTAGCATATCGGCTACAGGTCGGACCTTGGCCGTTGGAACTGCTGACGTTGGTGTGGCCCTAGATGTGTCTGCTACGGGTGATGCGCCAATACCTGGGGCTAGTGAGGGTAGTGCAAGCCTTACCGCTGAGGTTTCTATTTCAGCCTCAGGTGTGGCCGTTTCTCGAGTCATTCCAGTGAGGGCCTTGACTCGGGAACAGATTCTCTCTGGTAACCGCAATACGAGGTTCTACTTGGACCTGCTGGACACTAACGACTCCCCTATAGGTCGCATAGAGGGTGTGGTCGGGGGCAAGTTGGACTGGGTCTACAATGCGGTGGTCAAGGGTGCTGGACAGCTCGTTGTAGAGAATGTTGGGCAAGACATCAACTGGCTGACAGCCCGTATTCGCCCATGGATGCTAATTGAGGGATTGGATCCACAGCCGTTGGGTGTGTTCCTACCTTCGGAAGCTCCTCAGTTCTTTGGCATCGGCAATCGATGGGAGATTAAGCTCCTCGACAAGACTACCATCTTGGACGGGGATACTGTGGCCCAGACCTACTCCCTCCCTGTCGGTGCAGTGATCACAGATGAGATCGTGACCCTGATTGAGTCTGCTGGAATCACTAACCACGCGATCACACCCAGTGCAGCGACTCTCACCGTGCCGAAGGTATGGCCTCCGGCTACTCCTAAGATCCGAATCATTAACGACCTGTTGGCGGCTATCAACTACTTCTCGTTGTACGCCAACTTTGACGGGCAGATGGTCGGGGCTCCCTATGTGTTGCCTGCTAGGCGGCCGATCATCTATGAGTTCCTCGACGGTTCTACGTCTATCTACAAGCCTGAGTTCAAGAAGGACATAGACATCTTGGGGATTCCTAACCGTCTTACCATCACCACAATGGGAACGGGAACGACAGAAGGACTCACATCAACTCAGGAAAATACCAATCCCAATTCCCCGTACTCTATCGCTAATCGAGGTCGAGTCATCGGGAAGGCTGAGTCAGCGGAGGCGACTGACCAAGCCACCTTGGACGCTTACACCTTGCGAAGGCTGGTAGAACTTACAAGTCAAACAGCGGAGATTGAGGTCTATCATGCTCCCGTGCCCGGGCTGACTGTGAACCAAACAGTTAGGTTCCGTCGTGTGCCCGCAGGCATTGACGCTCGACACACAGTCATTAAGACATCCCTTGAGCTCAGCGGAGCAGCTCTGGCCCAAACAACTTTCCGGGAGGTGGTTGATCTGTGAGAAAGATGAATCACTTAGGGATGATTATTCCCACTGACTCTCCGGAGTCTGATCGATCAGGGTGGGCAACAGTCACGGACGACTCACCCTTGCTGATCAGGCTGGATAACGAGGATGATTCTTTTGCACCTGTCGCTACTCTCGTGGCCGGATTAGCGATCAATGATCGAGTGTGGGTCACTCTCGCTACTAGCCCCGATCCTTCCGTGAAGTCAAGGACTGTAGTCGTCATCGGCAAAGCACAGTAAGGAGCAAGTGATGAAGGAGCTACTCGAGGCCGTCTGCCGAGGCGGACCTCTCGATGGCAAGGTCGAACAGTCGAGATGTCCCAAGGGCTTCTTGCTGGTCGACAAGCCCAACAACCGGGCCTGGATCTACGACTACACGGGCGGTGAGTTCGTGTCTCGGGAGCCAGCCGAGCTCATCTCGGACCCAACCGCAACACATAACCGATTCCGAGCAGCCGAGGAGCGATCCTACGATGTTCGAGCCTACGAGGAGGGCTGATGGCTACCCTTGCTCCTCAGAATCTGAAGGACACCGCAGCGGAGTTCGAGAACATCTACGCCTCGGCCGTCTTCTCTGGCATCGTCGGCGATCAGGCCCACCGTGCCAACGGCGGGTACCACATCTCCATCGAGGATCAGCCGAGCAACAACTACTCGGTGGTCCGCGTGGACGACAAGGCGCCGCCTGGTGATTGGCCACGCAACCTGGCCGCGGCCATCGATATGTCGATGAACTCCGCGGACATGGTGCTGGCGTCGCAGCGCATCGTGGCTGTGTGGGCGAACCCGGCCGACACTCGTCGGAAGTACTTCAACTGCTTCAACGGGTGGCTCGGCTCGGGTGACGCGGTCCGTTGGGACTTCGTCACCGGCGGCAAGGGCTACGCCTCGCCTGACCACAAGTGGCACGTTCATGGCGAGGTCCGTCGTCGCTATGTCAACGACCCGATGGCCAAGAAGGCCTGGCTGTCGATGATGCGCGGCGAGAGCCACGACCAGTGGCTGTCATCGATCGGTCAGACACCGCCGGCGAACGATGGCAAGTCTGTCGCACAACTGGCGCAGGAAGTCCTTCGCGGGGACTGGGGTAACGGCGTCGACCGTCAGAACCGACTCACTGCTGCGGGCTACAACTACGCCGCGGTTCAGGCAGAAGTCAATCGACTGTTGTCAGGTGGTACGCCCACACCTCCTCCGGCACCAGCCGTGCGTGACCTCTTCCTGGACGACCCGTGGATGGAGGGCGTGGACGTAGAACGGCTGCAGCGCAAGCTGAAGCTGAACTACCGCTCATACGCTGGACACATCGGCGTGGATGGCATCTTCGGCCCCCAGACAGATGGAGTCGTT